AGATGATTCTGGTGGAAAGACTTCCACGCACACATACGTTGGCCCGGCTAAACTGATGTTGCATATGTGTAAAACAAAGAACATGATTAAAGAAGTTTTTGATTTTGATAATCAGAGTGAACAACCAACCCCTTTAGACTTTTATGAATTAGAACTAGACTGTGAAGCGTCGGACGATAATTGCATTAGATGTACTCTTATTGGACCTGCTGGTTATGATACTCCTAAAGTGTATGAAGTTGGTGTCGGACCAGCTGACCAACCAAATTCTACAGTCAAAGATCCAACTCACATTTCAGAAGTTTATGACCAAAATTCAGTTGTTCATGGTTACAATGGCTCCGCATGGGAGAACCTGACTTATGAAACTGGACGTGCTGGTGATGACTATCCTGACAACTCACATGGTCGTGAAAATTGGGATTGGGACTTCGTTAGAAGTAATAGGAATAAGTCATTAATTTCTACTGATGCTGCGACTTCTGAAGATATGCCTGATGCTATGAAAACTGATTGGGCAACATACAGACAACAGTTAAGAGATTTACCTGCCGATTGGGCAGGTGTACCAGTCGATTTAATTGCAATGCCTACAGCACCTGATGAAGCAGACTCTTCTGTATTTGCAGATCCCAATGTGCCTGTTGTTATGATTGCTGACCGAACTGCCGACGATGATGCAATAGTTGCGCAATTACCTAACAACGTTAATTAAGGAAAAATAATGGATATTTTAACACTAGGCAAAATGAACCAAATGGCAAAGGACGTAGATGCTACGTTGGAATACATGGCCAATGCCACATTCGACACGTTACGTGACGTTTGTGTAAAACAAGCAGAAATTGATGCTACTCAAACAGGACAAGTTACTTGCCTAGATGCTGTCGTTGCCACAGGAGTTAATACTCTTGTTAATTTAGGTGGCGGTGGAAACGGTGTTCATGAATTTATGATTATGAATGATAATCACTGGACAGTGTTGAATGGTGGTTGTTGTCTTGAATGGACTGTTCCATCAAATGTTAAATCAATTAAATTTGAAGCATTAGGTGGAGGTGGTCCTGGTGGTTCATCTGGTGGTGACCACGAGATTACAGTAGGTGGACAAGGTGGTGGTTATAGTGCCAAAACGCTATATGCTTCCGATAATGATTTTGTTGGAGATGGTACAGACGTTTATACTTTATGTGCTGGTGGTACTTCAGAATGTTCTTGTTGCTGTCATTGTTGTATGGCGACCAGACAGGGTTGTACATCTTGGGCAACTGGTCCAGGATTATCTAACTTTTGTGCTATGGGCGGACTTGGTGGTTCGACTCCATGGGATAAGATGTCAAGCTGTTACGACTGTCATATGAGTACGCAATGTTGTGCTTCTAACTACGATTCTGATTGGGGTACGCGCAATTAACAACCAATCATATGGTGCCGATATTTGCTTTAAAGGATCTTCTGGTTCATATACTAGAAAATACGACTGTTGTTCAGACGTTCGAGGATGGTCGGGTGGACCAACTGGACCGTTTACGGTTTCTGGTTCCCCAAATGGTGGACACGCCTGTACTCAATGTTCAGGTTGTAGAGGTGGTCACTCGTTGTTCCCAGGTGGCGGTGGTCAAGGACACGCAACAGCAACCACAAGTGCTTGTTGGGGTGGATTCGGAGCAGGTGGCTTACTTAAAGTTACATACGCATAATATATTAGGAGATAATAGAAGTGGCTAAAACAATTACATACAAGATTCCTAACGAACGTTATGGTACTGATGATTCTGAGGGCAAAACTGCCTCAGTAGAATACAATGGTCCAGATACATTAGTTTGTTGGGTCATTAATAACGAACCTAAGACTCGAGTTGTAGATTCTTTCGCAAAGGAAGATGTTCCTGACAGACCTACTCCGTTAAACTATACTGCTGTGGAAATAGATGCAACTGCGTCTGACGAAAATGCAGTACGTGTAGCACTAATTTATGGTGGTATACCTGTCCAAATGCAACTAGAAGTTGATAATGGTGTTGCTGAAATTCCTAATAAACATATTGCAGATCCAACGGATATTAGAGAAGTATATTCTAAACCAAAAGCAATAGAAGATTGTATTGATTTAGATACAATGGAATGGACACCTTTGGCATATAGAACTGGTAATGTACCTAACAGAACTGACGAAAATTTACGTCAGATTAGAAATGGTTTATTGGATACCTCTGACCAAAAAATGGTATCAGATATGCCCGCTGGTCTTGCTGCCGAATGGACAACTTACAGACAGACTCTAAGAGATTTACCAGCATTGACTGCTGCAGTTGATAATACTTTTGTTACTTATCCGACTGCTCCAAACGAGACGCCAGATCTAGACCTTTCTGAGAATACAGGTCATTTGGTAAGGATTGCGGATAGAAGTGCTGCTCAACAGGCTGCAATTGATAATCAAACTCCTGC